TAGCCGTTTAGCGACTGCGACCTGTGTTTGCGTTAACCTAATTTTCTTAGGGGCTGTGCTCCGCGTTGCGGGTGCAACCACATTTGCCTTTCGCTTAGGCTTTTCGGCCTCTATTTCACCAACATCCTCGAATTGATCGGGGAATACTTGTCGCATACGAGAATCAATTCTCTCGTAGTATTCTTCAGTTTGAGGGTTAACACCCTCTTTGACAAGTTTATTATGCAACCCCAGCGCAAAACTTGTCATTTCGTCGTCTTGTCCGAACCACGTATTGGACGCTGCCCAATTGTTAGCTCGTTCGTCTACAATAGGTGCTGGGGCGGATTGTTCCTGAACTTGTTCCGTTTGTACCTCAGTTTCTTCAGTTTGTAAAGCCTCGGGACGCAAGTTTGCTAGTCTATCCGCTTTAATCTTAGCGTTAGTTAGCTTCTCCTGTGCATCTAATAGCTTATCTGGATCACCGGCTTCGTACGCCTGTTTGTACTGACGTTTAGCGATGATAGCTTCGCCCGCTGCGGTTTTTCTAGCTTGTTCTAAGAGAGCTTCTTGATTCTGACTAACGGTACCTTTAAGTTTCTGATTCTCTTCAACCAGTTGTTGAGCAAGCCGTTCCAACTCTTGACGTTCACGTAAAGCTGCTTCTTTAGCCCTACGTTCATCGTGATAGCCTTTACTAAAGTGACGGATTCGGTTTTGTACTTTATCAGAGTACTCTGCAAGCTCCTCATCAGTAACTTCCGCTGGTGGTTCAGCAGGCTTACGGTTCCGGTCAGCTTTTGGTGTATCGTCAACAACTTCGACTTCGAGATCATCTTCTACCGCTTCCTCAACTACGGGTTCAGGTTCAGGTTCAGTTTGTGGTTTACCCGACAAATCTATTTCAACAGCACTTGAATCTTCAATTTCGATGTCCGTACTTGTTTCTTCGTCTTCGTGGGGGAAACTAAATTCTACTTTTTGAAAAGGCATAATGTTCTCCTTATGCTCGCGTTACACCACGGGGGTCTGCTACGGTAGCTTCAATTGAGTCGTCGTTCATTAAACGATACTCAACCCCACCCACTTTAAACCGAGTGCCCGTATTCATACGGAACATCACATAATCTCCGGGTTTGCACCACGGACCTGTCGGGAATCGCTCTTCGTCAGAATAGGCTTGCTCACCCATATCCAACACCAGACCAATGATCGACATAATGTGTTCTTGGTTTATTGTCGTTGATGACTTAACCAGTCCGGTATCCCCAAACGTCTCTTCGACTTGTGGTAACGCAACAAGCACCCTGTAGCCTACGGGCTTAGGTAACTGCTCCTCGATTTCTTCTTGCGTCAACATCTCTTCAGGCGCTAACGTTTCTATTGCTTCACTCATCGTATTCTTCCATATTGCGCGAGAGGTCTTCTACATAATTAATACAGGCTTCGAGACCCCGAACCATACCTGTAACTTCCTTGTACTGAGCAAAGTCTTTAACTCCACCCTTACCAAGAAACTGTAGTGCAGAGGCTTTATCTTCCTCGAACTTATCTTTGAGCACGTCTAAGACGGTTTTAGCCATTACTGACCCTTATTCTGTTGTTCCATAATTCTCATAAGCTCTACGTCCAGACGATTTTCATCTTTACGCTTATCCATAGCTATCTTAACGCCATCTTTCTGCGCTTGAAGAGACAATTCTTTCGTATCAAGTTCTATTTTTTCTGCCTCTACTATCATATCTGCTGCATCTTTTCTGGCTTTACGCTGCTGTTCTTCTTGTTTAATCTTTATCTCTGCCGCATCTTTCTGCTGTTTTGCGGCTAATTGTTGCTGTTTAAGCTGCAATTCTGCTTGTTGCATTTGAACAATAGGATCTTGCGCTTTTTGTTGTGCGGCTTGCTGTGCCTGCTGTTGTTGGTGCGCCTGCGTAAGTTTTGTACCCGCTTGTGCCATCAACTGCGCTAACGTCACCTCTATGTCTTCTGGCAGCTCTGCGTTCGGTGCCGGTAAAGGCGCTCCCAACTTCTCTTCTAACTGCTGGCGGTATTGGAACCCTAAATGTTGCGCTAAATGTGATTGTAGTGCCGCCATAATCGCCTGACCCTGCGGGTTTTGACCGATCATCTGGGCTACCATAGGGTCTTGCATAAACGCTTGGTGAGTCGTTATATGCGCGTCGTGATCTTGGTATATAAACGCTTTAAGCGGTTTGCCATTGAGCGCATCCATGTTTTCACTAACTGGATCAGTCGGTTTAAGGTCGTCTTGAGTCGGGACAAGTTTGTCAGCATTTTTAACTCCTAATACCTCGATCATCTGCCTGTGTAGCTGTGGCAGGTCGTAAATCTGTGGGGCGCTCTGCGCCATCTGCAATACCGCTTGATACTGTACAACCCGTTGGGCCATCGTTGACGAGTTAGGATCACTGACGGGGATCACGTCCACCATCATGTAGTCCGCTACCCTCGCACTGACCTCACCCCGCATGGGGATATAGTCGTACTCAGTAGGTGCATACTCTGCCATCAACGCTTTGAGCATCTTGAACTCTTGCTTCATCGCGTAGTGGACACGGGCCTGTACCGCAGCCATAGGCTTGAGCGTACGTTCCAACAACGCCAGCGTCGTTCCTACCGGAGCGTTAGCCGACATGTCAGAGATGTTCATATCACTGATCGCCCCTAACCGACGGCCTTCAGTGGTTATCTGGTTAAGTAGCGCAAGTAGAGTTTGGCTTGGCTCTTTATACGGAAGCGGCATGATGTTGTCACGAATGCTTCCAGACGGTACATCCACGTCCTTCCATTCACCCGGTTCGATAGGCGAGTCATCACCTTTGATCCTCAGACCACGGGATTTCAACCCTCCGGGCAGGTTAGACAACGTACCAGCATCAACCAACTGACGAATGAGTGAGGTACCTGCGCGAGCGTATCCACCGATAATGTGGATCAAACCAAGACCGTAGAACCCAAACCCCGGCACGTATACATAGTGCACAAAGTGCTGACGCTTCAACATCAACGGGTCTTCTTCGTTCCAGTTACGCCGGATCGCTAAGACGTTACCCGTACCCCGTTCAATCGTAACAACGTAGGGCTTGGCGATTTCTTCTTCGTCTTCGTCAACGCCGTCAATAATAAGATCAGCGTGGACCTCGTATATCGCATATCGATCATCGTCAGTAATAGAGTAGCCACCTTCTTCGGCCTTCCTCTTCTCGATGTCGGTATGGAACGGTTGCGGATCACCTAGATCAATCTCTCGGTAGAAACCCATCGCTTGGAGCTTCTTCAACTCGTTTTTAGTCTTCCGCATGACGTGCGTAACACGTTCAGCAGTCTCAATATGGGAGGCACCGTAGGGTACAATCACGTCTTCCGCAGGGATGTATATAGCCACCTGACGGCCCATACTAGGGTCAAAATACACTTTCTTAAACGCAGATCCCGCTAGTCCTAGGCTGTATAAGAGTCGTTCGTGCTCGGGACGATACTCGACCATGCGCTCTGTCAGCTCATAGTTCATATCTGCTTTCACGCGTTCTGCTGCTTCAGCTTTATCTGCGGTCTCTTCACCCAGAACTTTAACGCGCACGGGACCAGCGGCTGGGAAAGTCTCGCTCATCGTCTCTGCTTGGAAACGTATCGCGGCTTCGGCCAGTACAGTAGAGTAAACCCCGCAGGCACCGTCCCACGGGTCTGTACGTTCTTCGTACTTGAACCCTAATACGTCCAGTCCTTTGACAAACGTATCAGCCCAATCTTTACGACTCTCGACATCCGCGTCGATCAGCCCAATCAAATCTTGTGAGAGTCCTTGCAACTCATTGTCATCTAATGCTTCTGCAAGGTTTGCATCAAATGCCATCAGGTCTACTTCATTAGCGTCAGGGATCAATGTGATCTCCATACTACCGTCAGACAGAGTGACCCTTTCTGGGTCAACAATCTCTATCTCTAGTGCACCACCTTCAAGATCATCATCCATCATCTCGCCTTCAAGCAGATCGTCCATACCCTCTGGTGCTGCATATAAACCTTTTTCAATAGCCATAATTTATACTCTTAGTAGTACCCGCCGCGGCGTTGTTTGAAGTAACGGATCTCGTCGGGTTCGTCAGTTGGTAAGCGTATGAATCCACCTTGTCTAAAACGCATCAGTGCCATGACAGTCGAATCCACTAAGTCATCATGGCTCATAAATGGGAATCCAGCAATCTCCTCGATCACTTCTTCCGCCCAACGCGTTTCGGGTACCCATACAAGACCCGATGCTACAATATCAGCGACAGAATTTAAACGCGCTAATTTATCACCCGAACCTCTGTGCGGTGTGTATTCCTGCACTGGTAGTCCCATACGCCGCATCTCTTGGTACAACGCTACACCAGAACTTTTCTTCTCTACAATAAATGAATCGGGTTCCCAGTCGGCGTACTCTTCCATAGCCAAATCTTTCAACTCTGGGAACTCTAGCCGTTGTTTTATACTGTTAAGCAAAATAATGTGGTACGCATCTTCGTCCTCATTGAAGAAGACACCCCACGTTGTCAAGGCCGTATAGTCCGCACGATTATGTTTTTCTGCCGCAGCGTCAAGTGACATGATGATATATTCACAGTTAGGCGGGTCTTCCTTCTCCCAATGTTGCCACCACTCACGCTTTATGAGTGCAGCCTCTTCTGCTGTCGGTTCCTGCTGATACTGGGCGTTCCACTGAAACACCGGCATCGATGCCTTAGTTCTAAGTAGTGCTTCTAGATCAAAGAACTCAGGCCACAGCGGCTTTTGTACCGAAGCACCCGTTCGTTTGTCCGTCGTATCCAGTATCGCGGGGAACTCAATCACCTCGAACTCGTCAGCCCGTTCGTTCTGAGCCATATCTCTAACCACACGTCCTGTCAGGTCATCCATGTGCCACCGGGTCTGGATAATCGCTACCCGTCCCCCCGGCATCAAACGTGTTCGTGCGCCGAACGTATACCACTCGTAGGCTTTCTCAAACACTGAGAAGTTACCGTTAATCACATCCTGCTCAGAGTGTGGGTCGTCCACCAGAAGCAGGTCAGCACCTCGCCCAGCAAGGGCTGAACCGACACCACAAGCATAGTACTCTCCCCCCACATTGGTGTTCCAACGCCCCGCAGACTTAGAATCTGAAGCCAATGCGACGGTAGGGAAGATAGCCTTATACGCGTCTACCGCAATCAAATTACGGACTTTTCGACCAAAATCGACGGCTAGATCGGTGGTATGCGACACCATCATGACCTTTTTATTGGGGTTCCGCCCCAAGAACCACGCCGGGAAGAATATGGATACTAGTTGTGATTTTCCGTGGCGGGGCGGAATATTGACGCAGATACGATCCTTGTTACCTTGCTCAATAGCCATGAGCATATCTGCTAATATGCGGTGATGCTTGCCTACAATATAGTCTGGCTGCATCGCCTTACAAAATTCTATTAAATCGTCGTACGCTAACTTGTTTTTCTTTCTAGCGGTAAGCTCTTCTACTAGTCTATCTATTTCTACCACTTCCTGTGGCGTATAACTGTCAAGATTATCCAACATGACTTGGACTTCATCTTCGGTAAAGTCTAATGCAACCTCACTCATCGTCATACTCCGGCTCTTCTGCGCCTACCCACCCTGCATGTAGTGGTTTTCTATGTAAGTCTTCAGATTCTTCCGTAGTTAACCCCAACTCTGCATCTACGTCGATAATATCCCCGTCAATTACCACCGCGTCTTCAAAACTTGGGGGTGGGTTTACCAATTTTTCTAGCTTTTGGCGCAATTTCGCCCGCAAATCGTCGGTAGATTGGTGGGTTACCGTCACTTCTGACTTTTCTGCAAACAACCCTACATCCGATATTTTACCTAACAACTCTAATGCGCGGATACGGACCTTAGCGTCAGGGTTTTCTGACTCAAGTAGCAGCTTGTTGGTGACTAGGTATCTTATTTGAGCGGAACTTTCTGCAACAGCGTGTCCAAACTCTTGGAGTATGTTGTTAGTAACTACTAACGAAGCAGGAGTTAGCGTTGAGGCTTTAGCACTTGTTACTTTCTTAGACGTTATGACCGGATCTTCCGCATAGGCTACTGCCAAACTAGCGGCTATGTCTTTATCTTCTTTGTTTGGTTCTATATCTAAGCCGTGGGCAGACAGCATTACGGCCGTAGCGCACGCAGCCGCCGCCCTTTCCCGCAAATCCATGTACGGGACGTTCGGACGTAATGGGACTCCAATCTCTGGGTCTAGCAATACTGTCATAAATGTGTGCAGGTTGTTAACCGTTACCGCAAATGTACACTAAAAATAATTTTTTGCAACTAGAAGTTGGGACTCCTACCGGGGGGTGTTTCCTATATAGAGGGGGTGGGGGGTCTAGTTTGAGAAAAATACGAAATATTCGTACAGATTAGTAATACATAACGCAATGGGACTCCTGATCCTGTAAGGCGGTCATAGGGGGTGGGTGGGGTAATATTGTTGGGTTAACTGTTGAACATGTCCCAAAATATGAGACTATCCTTCTGCGTTTGGGGATTCCCTCAGCGCATCACGGTTTTGTTAGTACGGTACTAACAAGTCATACCAACCAACCAATAAGGTAAACATTATGAAAAATAAGACAGTAACAGTATCTCAACAAATCACTATGGGCGCGTCGTTCTTTAATGAGACCCGCACAAAGAACAGTGAGTCCGAGGCTATCATCCGCACCATTGCCCGCTCGATCTTATCGGACGCGACGCTAAATCAACGCGCTGCAGCGGCCGGCTTGCATGTATGCGATTTGTGCTTCTCACCATTCACCAATGGCAAGGATGACACCTTGAAGCCAAACCGCGAGCGGGATCATGCGGACGCGTTCAATGAGTTCAAGCGGGCATCCTTCGATGGTTTGACCCCCGAGCAACAAGCGCACGTTAAACGCGGTGAGGCCATGAGCGCGAAGGATCGACGCGATACATTCTCTGAGGATGAACTGAAGGACTTCACCAATTGGCGTGCGATGCCTAATAACTTCCTTGGGCGTTTAGGTCGAGCGATTGCTAAGATCGCGGACGTTGAACCATTGCATAAACAGGAAGCCGCACTGGCTAAAGCGAAACCGCTCAACCAAGAGATATGGGAAGTTATCGACGGATTGGTTACTCGCGCTAAGGCGATGCAGACGATGGAAGCAATCGGCAATAATGATGACCACGGCATAGCACTCGCTGCGCTCATGACATCCTTAGACGATGCCAAGAAAGCAACCAACTACGTAGCGCCAGTTGAGGCTAAGTGATCCACGGGGGCTTCGGCCCCCATCTTTTTGAGGTTATGAACATGGTCATAATTTACAAGCAAATGAGATTCCCTTCCTTCCAAGCACTCTATGCCTATTGTGCTACACGACCCCACCACTAAAAATCATCCCCGCTTCGGCGGGGTTTGATACCAGTTACATCTATTAGCGTTGCGCCTCACTCCTACACATGTTTGTTAGTACGGTACTAACAAATGCTATTATCCGCTTGATACCAGTACCATCTATTAGCGTTGCGCCTAAAGCAAGGTGCAATGTTTACGTAATGTTTACGTAATGTTATAGAATGTTTACTTTTTTTAGGGCAAAAACATAACATTATAAGCGTATGTATAACTATCAAGTAATAGCAAGTACTGGCTGTGTATACCCCATTTCTTCCCATATATATATATATATCTATAATGTTTACTTTAGTGACGTTTTTACTTAGGAACATTGGGAACACTAATAATTGTTCTCGGTTCAAAAGTTAAAACTGTTGTTTTCTTTGGTCACTCTTTAAGAGGTGTCCAAACACGCCTCTTTTATGAACAACTGAACATACCTTATGTTTCAAGCACTTAACGTTTTACAAAAATAAACAGTATAGTACAATACAGTACAACCCAGTACATCATATAAAACCGCACTAAATTACATGTTTTACGTTTACTTGACATTACCTGAATCCATGCTATAATAAGAGTTCTAGGTGGGAGTTTTACGCCTAGAGAACATGTTTGTTAGTACGGTACTAACAAGTCATACCAACCAACCAAGGAGCAACACGTTATGGATCTATCAAGACCCAACCCGTTAGCGATACCCGACATACAGATGCCGTCCTTATCGGATCGCGGTGTACTAGTCGAGCTGTCTATCTCTGAGATACGCGGCAGTAGGAAAGACAAAGCGGCGACGCGTGCCGCACAAAAGCAGTATGGTGTGCAAGACCCGCGAGCTGTCAATGTGACCAAGAACCCGTTCGCCGGTAATGAACTACTCAAGAAGATCAACCATACATCACGTACAGCAAGAACCGATATCAAAGCAGAGACGCCACCGTTTGGCGGGTTCGGTTATCGGTATCTTGCATGTGATCGTATCGGTGACATGTGCAACCACATGACCGGACTAGAGCAACAATTCAACAAGTACGTGTGGGGTTATGATGAACAGCAACCCGACGACCACGGTCTGTTGCGACCCGTGCATGTTGATGGGTTCCTCGACCAATACGAATGGGACAAGATACGCATTGCCGTCGAGCTGGGTGATCTCTACAACGAGAATGACTATCCGCCATTGGAAGTCATGCAAAGAAAATTCAAGTTTTCTTTTACGGTGTTGCCCATACCCCAAGCAGGTCATTTTGTTGCAGACATGATCGGTGAGGAGTTTGAGCATATTATGACGACGTTCTCTGACTACCATGCCACAGCCATTGACGGCATAACTAAAGACATGTTCGGACGTGTGCGTGATGTATTGAGCACACTGAGCAATCAGCTTGACGAGAAGGGCGGTATTCACGAGAAAACCTTCGATACCTTCTATCCACTACTGGACATGTTAAAAACTTACAACCTAACCAACGATACCCAGCTCGAAGCTGTACGCCAGCGACTAGAAGAGCAGTTTCGTGGGGCCAGTAAGTTTCCGTTGAACAAGGACGTGCTGAAGTGTGACACGGTACTGCGTGCCGAAGCTAAACAGACGGTGGACGAGGTGCTTGCCAACCTACCCAGTCTTGACCTGTAAGGAGGTGACAGTGCGATTCACACAACGAGAATTAGTAGAGCGGTTAAACATGGCGCACGACCAGTTGTACGGGCGTCGTACAGATTGTCTTCAACAAAGTAAGGAGGTGAAACAAGAAGATGTTCGAGAAGTTGTCGACGTGAGACAAGCGTTCGACGAAGCAGTGGTAGCAGGTATGCCATCGGAGGATGTGTATCACTATATGTACATGTTCTCTACAAAGTATCTGCACCATTTCAAACATGCCGATACACGAGGTTATGTACGGTATACACGACCCAGTTGTTAGTACGGTACTAACAAAAAACTAAACAAGAATAGGTATTAATATGAATACAGCAATAGAAGGTATCAATTTAGAGCAAGCAGTTCAGGCAATCATCGCTGGTGGTAGTCAGCGTACCGTTATCCTACAGGGTGACACTGGATCAGGTAAGACTCAAGGTACGAGGGTTATGTTGATGAACGCGTTCCCAAAGCACAAGTTCATTCAGATGGATTGTCCAGCACTCGACGTGGGTGATCTCATGATCCCGAGGTTCAAGGACATGGAGGGCAACGACTACGTACAGTTTGTGCCCAACGAGCGACTGGGTTTACATCTCAAGGAACCCGTGATTGTCAACATTGACGAGATCGGTAAAGGTTCGCGGTCAATACAGAACGCGCTTCGACCGTTTATCCTTCAGCGCGAGTTGAACGGTATCAAGCTCCATCCTGACAGCATCATCTACTGTA